CCATCCAAGTATGTTATCTTAAAGGCTCTTTATCCTTTAATTCTATAGCTTTATCATTGCTATAGTTCGGAGTACATATTCAACCTATAAAACTAAAATAGGTTGTTGGACACTCTTGGAAATATTATATTCTACGTTTACCATTTATCAACTAACTTAGATAACTTTTTGAAATATGATACTTATTCATTATTTCTTTTCTGCTAAGGCCTTTATTAATACTATTAATAATATCCTACCTCTATTCTTCAGATAGTTTATAGGTTCTAGTATTTCTTAAAGGCATATTATTTCTAGTTAGAAGCAGTTTTATGGTTGCATGGTCTACATTATATTCATTAGCAATTTCTCTAAGAGAAAACCCTTCATTATAAAGTTCTATTATCTCAGTACTTTTCTTTATAAGTTTAGGCATTTTTGTATAATCTTGCCCTCCTAGAGTACTATTATAACCTTTTTCATATGAATCATAATAGTTTATCCAGTGCTTTTCTCTTTCATTTAATAGTTGCTAATCACATTTTTCAATTACCTCAATAGTAAAGTTTTCTTTTCCATATTTATGAATAGCTCTTTTTATAACCATTTGATAGTTTCCATTATTTATTCTCTAACAATGTCCCTACCATCTTATGTTTAAAGGCTATATAGTCTGTCCTATATACACTTTACCATTTATAGTATTTGTAATTTTGTAGATTATGCCAAACATAGTTTCAATTTCTACTCTCTACAATACCTATATATATTACTATATAGGTTATCTCGGTATTATCCTTAAGACTAGTGCTATGTCTTTATGAAGGACTTCACCGATTTTGTCCAATTTTCACTTAAATATTACTATTTAAGGTGCCAATTTTATGCTATAAAAGCAATGGGTCTAGCAAACCAGTCCTCACCAAATACAAGATAGAATGGAGCTGTACCTATACCAGCATTCTCACCACCCTTATTAGTACCATCAACTACTGTTCCATCTTCATATCTAGCCTCAATTAGAGGAATATTTCTTCTGGAACTTCCAATCACATGCCATGTGAACTCGTCATCTGTATCAAACTCTTTAGTTGGATACTTAGCCAACTCACTCTCAAGAGACTTACCTCTATATAGAGCTAAAAGTTGTACCATAAAGTCAGATACTGGCTGAGGTGCTCTTTGATAAATAGAAGCGAGCTAATTATCCTTAGTCAAACCTTTCCATCCAGTAAACTGAACCATTTGAAATCTACCTAGCTTACCTGCCATAATAAAATTAATTTATCGGTTACTAAATCAGTTAATATCAATCATAAATCCCTAATCGAAAACTGACTTTCCTGTAGGAGCATTTCCTGAACCAACAAGCTTTAAGGTTCCATTATCATTCCTAGCAGTATTATTAAGAGTATGCTCAAGTTCTTTCAGTTTCTTCTTTACCTCTTTCTTTGCTGAGGGGGAAACTAATTTATCTAAATTAGTGAACCCATCTGTAAGTGTAAAGAGCAAGCCTACATTCTTAATAAAGTCATTTTCATGGTCTAGTTTATATTTTTGTAAAGCTGTATAGTATTCCCCTGTCTCAGGGTCTTTGTAAACAGGCTTGGATATATTATCATAAACCTTTTGTCTAGTAGCTTTGTCTATTTCTACCTCACCAAAGATTTTGTCACCTGATAGAATATCCTTCTTTAATTGTTCTGCCTGCTTCTTAGCAGCTTTCCTGTCTTCTTCTTCCCTCTTCTTTGCATCATCAAGAATCTCTTTATATTTGTCATTAAAGAAATCCTTGTTACCTTGTAAAGCCTGCTTTGCTTCTTCAATATCTTCTCCTGAAGCAAACAGTTTTTCAGTCATCTTTATAGCCCTCTCCTGACTATAGCCTCTATTTATAAAGTCTTGCTGAAGCAATTGCTTTCTAAGTTGCTCACCTTTTTCAGATTCATCATTAATCTGCTCTTCAGTAATACTGTTAAGATATCCTAAAGTATTTTCATACTGCCTAATGACATTAGGCTCCACTCCAGTATTAAGAGCATCATAAATTCTCTTTTGAGCCTCTTCAAGACCAGCATTTATTTGCTTCTCTATAAGATCTCTAAAGTCTTCAGCTTCCTTGACATTATCAATTTCAGCATCATCAAGGTCAGGAAAGATACCTTCTTCTTTCAAGGCACTGGCAATGGAAGAGTAGAAGTTAGTTTCGGGAGAAGAACCATCCTCGTCAGAAGTGGTATCTTTCTCTTTCTCCTTGTTATGCTCTTCACTACCTACGCTCTCTGGTTCCTCCTCAAACAAAGTATCAGGATTAACCTCAGTAGTTGTATCTTCTTGTTTTGTTGTATCCTTAGGTTCTTTCTCAGGATTTGTCTATTCTCCTTCAGGGGTAGTCTTAGTTTCTACAGTAGGCTCTTCAAATAATGCAGCAGCCTCATCCCCTGTAAGAATGTTGTCCATACTTAAAAATTCTGCCATATTTAATTCTCCCTTTAATTGTGTGCAAAGTTAATAAATTATTAGTAATTATACAACTGTGTTAATAAATTATTAATATGCACTATATAGTTTAATTTAATTACTGACTTATATGTTCATCTTTAAATATAGTTATTATTATTTACTTTCTAATATTCTGTTTTTACAGGTTAAATCCATACATATATTCATAGCCAACTTAAGCATCTGACTTTTTAATTCAGAAACTTCTTTCTCCAACTGATCATTTTTATCAAGGACTTCCTTCAATCTCTCTCTATTATCATCACTTAGTTGCTTATAAAACTCAAGTGACTCTTTCATATTAGCTATTACAGTGCTATCTACCTCACTATAATATTTCTTCTTTGCCATTAACCATGAAGCAAATCCTGTAATTATAGGAGCTAGGATATTAGTTATTATTAAAACAGTAATTTCCATATCTTAAATTTATTTATTCCAATTCCCAAAAGTACTAACAATCCTACTCCCCCTATCCACATTAAAGTCTTCTACCAAGAATGTAACTTATTCACTTCCACCACTTTCTCAACTTCCACTATAACAGGAATACTATCCCTTTTAAGTACAGTGTCTATCTTAAAAGTCTCCTTTATCTTATATTTCAATTTGGTTATATATACAGTATCTCCCTTTGTTTCTTTGTATACATTAATTGAATCATGAAGATATATGGAATCCTTCTATACCTTATACTCAGTTCTTATAGTTTCCACAGGTACTTTTATATACTCTGTAGTTTTACATCCACTGAGTAGAAGAGTAAACATCAATATTATACCTAGTAAGTATCTTTTCATTTCTTTGTTCCTCCGCTTTTTGCTTTAGTTCTTTTTATTGCCAAATCCTCTTTAGATTTCTATTTATCAAACTCAAGCCTGTCTCTATCAAGTTTAAGTCTGGCATCAAATTCCCTCATCTATTCCATAAGTTTGTCTTTGGCTTCCTGACTATATTCATCAGGCTCTACACCATCATTAAGCTCATCCTCAACAGTCATATGATTCTTTAATTGTAGTATAGCCATCTCAGCTTGAGAGTTGATTTCTGCAACTACAATCTTAGTTTCATTATCACGCTGGTTCATTCCATCCTTAAACTCTCTTTCAGCCTACTTATCCTGCATTTGCATTTGCAAAGCTTGCTACTGCTGTTGAGCTTGCATTTCAAGTTCCTGTTGATGCTGTTGTTTGATATTTCTCTCATCAACCTCTACAAACCTTTGCTTTTCAGCAATAGAAGCACTCATAAAGAGTTTCATTATAGTAGAGAATGAAAGTGTCTGATTCTGTAAAGCAGCCTGTGCAAGTGTCTCAAGTTTCTGTTGTAACTCTTGAACACCTCTACTATTATCAACTACAAGACCATAGTCACATTCAGCAAAAGCATCACCGTCAATTTCCATAACCTGTTTTGAATTATCAGGCAATATATAATTGAACTTCTTAGTTCTGCCTTTCATTGCAATCTTTGTAGTCTCAAGGAAGCATTCCAAAGCTCTCTTCTTTACATCATCATGTATAGAGAATAACCACTCAGTAATATGTGAAGATTGCAGGGTAGCCCTCTCTACTCCACCTACAGTTTCCCTATTACTGATTTGCCCTTCTCTCTGTTTTGAAATACCTGCAACATCAGCCATCTCCATCTTGATAAACTCAAGAAGATTGATATACTGCTGGATGTTATTTCCAAAGTCAGCATCAATAACTCCCTAAGAATTATTATTCAGTCCTCCAGCAATTTTACCTGTAGCAGCTCCTATACTCCCTTCATTAAAGCTATCCTCTACATACAGTCCCATAGACTTTGCATAGTATAGCCATTTCTCCATCTTCCAAGACTTAGGCTTTCTGGCTAAATCAAGTCTGGCTAACTTACCCCAGTTTCTAGCCATCATTTTATTAAGTCTGTCATGAATTATATCATAAAGATAGCTGAAAGGTTTCATCATATCAACCATAGAGAATGGTTTATCATCATTCATATTATAGATAGAACCTATAATACCAAAATGACATCTTGAAGGATTATCCAATCTATTATATTGAATTACCCTAGGTCTAATATTTACATAAATATCCTAGCCAATCTTAGTACCTTCCCAAGCTTCATTCACCCAGAATGACTGCTCTTCTTCACCCCTTGCTTCATTAGGAGTATAAGTCTCAGGCATAAAGGTAAAGTCTTCT